AGATGGATCTGCATATGCATAGTCTCCACCACCTCTCTCCCACTTATAGATGATTACCTGAGGAGCACAGTAGGTATCATAATAATCAGTATACTGATTGGCATCATTTGTCATCAAACTTGTCCATCTCTCAAAAAAGTTTCGTGTTTGTTGAGAACGAGGCATAGTAAACGTCATGGAGATTTGACTAAATGCCGTTCCAGTCGCAAACTTATATCCAGCACCAACATTGGTGACTTGACCTGTAGTAATTTGTTTGCTAGGAAGATTTACCGTTTTTGCATAGTAATCCAAAAGCAATGACATCTCTCCAACTTCAGGTCTAAACTTATTACCTGCAGTTTGCTCCGCAATCATCGGAGGAGAAGAAAAATGCACTGAAAATAAGTTAGTAAAACTAGGAGAGGTATCAGTTTTGTTAGAAAAACTAATAAACTCCTGAAGAGAACTATATCTTGCAGATTCTTGCCTTGGAATGCCCATTTTATACCTTAAGTTCCTTTTCTGTGATTAACATAAACTCCCAATTATTATCATTACAAAATTCTGTTGCTGCTTTCCACTTTGCTTGATTGACAGCATATGTCACAACTTCATTAATATATCGTTTTGTGTGCCTTTTTTGAGTTTTGGGTTCTTTAGTCTGTTTATAGGGTTTTACTTCAACCAGATATTTTTTCTTACCAACCTTAACATAAAAATCTGGAAAATATCTATGTCTTCTACCATCAACTGGAGAAACATATGGAATGATAATTTCTTCACTACCCCACTCTTCAACAGATGGTGTATTATCACACCATTTCATAAATTTATACTCCCAGGAGGAGCGATAAATCACATTACTAGGATCGCCTTTATATTTCCTTGGAAAGGAGGGGCGGTATTTACCTTGATATCGCATAAATACATAGAGGTCACACTATATTTAGGTCCGACTGTTGGCAATATTTAGATACCCATTACAAGCACCAGAAACAACTGGTTCTGCTAGCACGTCTGATGGTGCTACAGAAGCAATTGACTATGCATGTTTTCAACGAACAAGTATAAAATATGATGATAAAGGATTTAGAGGATATAGTTTACCTAGTAATTCTGCAAAAAGAAGGTTAGATCCTAATAGGGTCTATCTTGCAATGCCAAAAGGACTACAAACTTCATATCGACCAGCATATCGTCAAATTGATCTTGGTGTTGTCGGTGCGGCCGCAGTTCAAGCAATCAATAGTGGTGGTGATACTGAAGCAATTGCCCAAATTATTGGACAAACAGCGAGAGCAGGAATGCCAGAGTTTGCATCGTCGGCAATAGCGGAAACTGCCAACGGTCTTGCTCAAATAGGAGGACTGCAAGGAGGTCTTGATGCAAGCTCACTTCAAGCATTATCACGAGGTAGAATCTTTAATCCATTTAAAGAAAATATCTTCACTGGTATGAATTTTAGAACACATAACTTTACTTTCAAACTCCTTGCTAGAAGTTCAGAAGAAGCAAGGGAAATGAAAGATATTCTTGACTATTTTAAGCAGGGTGCTGTACCCGAAGTCACTGGTGAAGAAGTTTCAGGTGGAAATGAAAAGTTAAATGATTTAATTAATAAGGGTACTGCAGGTGCTAGATTTTTCACAGTGCCAGATAGTTTCAATATTAAATTTATACGACTAAAACCAGACGGATCGGCAAGTGCCAAGAACGATGATTTTATGCACTTTAAAATGCATCCGTCAGTTTGCAGTAATATTACAGTCAATTATACGCCAGATGGTCAATACACGTCATTCAAAAATCTTGACGGTGACGCAATACAAGTACCAGCATTAGATCTAACATTAGAGTTTACAGAAACTAAACTTATTACTTCTGGCGATATCACCAAAGGATTCTAACATGGCATCTTATTTTTCCTATTTTCCAAATGTATATGTTGGTGAAGGCGTAACCTCTAATGAGGGGTTCAAATATCGTCTCACAAAAAACATATTCCGTAGAGTTAAAGCAAGAGACGACTTAGATCGATATGTCACATCGTTTGAAGCGTATTCTATTCGAGATGGAGAAACCCCTTCATTTCTTGCAAATAGTCTATATGGAGATCCTTTCTTAGATTGGGTTATCCTTCTCTCTAATAATATTACAGATTTCTATAGTCAGTGGCCAAAATCTGAAGATAATCTGCAAAAATTTGTATCAGAATCATATGCAGATCCTGATTCTATTCATCATTATGAAACAAATGAAATTATGTACGAAGATATCGTTTACATTAAAAAGGGTATTGACGTAAATGCTGGTTTTAGAGCTACCATGCCCGATGGTTCAATCAAAACTGAAGAAGAGTCTAGATATCCTGTATCAAACTATGAGTATGAAAATTACCTGAACGAACAAAAAAGATTGATTGGAATTCCTAATGGAATTATGGTTGATCTCATGAAAGAAGAGATGTCTTCTCTTCTTGAGTATCAATTACATTCTGAAGTTGATAAATTTGGAAATAAGAAAACAGAAATGAGTATGGCATCTAGATTTATTACTAATGACACTAGCGTCACTGGTAGTGGAAGTCGTACAATTGCTAATAATGATGTTGTGACCTCATTTGATAATGGTCCTAGCGCATCAGGCACTACGTTAGCAGGTGTAGCAGGTACAGTAAGTTCTACAGCAGCAGCAACAGTATCAACTACTACAACAACGTCTGCCTCCAGTAGTAGTTCTAGTTCTTCTAGTAGCAGCAGTTCCAGTTCTTCTAGTAGCAGTAGTAGCAGCAGTTCTAGTTCCTCCAGTAGTTCAGGTTCTAGTGGTGGAGGATATGGAGGATACTAATTCCGAAGATTATATAAACATAGACATATCAAAAGACGGACTGTACTTAACATACAAGTCCGTCTGTTTTTATCTTGAGAAATGGCCAGGTGGTGATTCGTTTGAGCAACAAGCATTAATGTCACTAAAAGAGAATCTTCTTAGGATTGTGTTAGAACAACAATTCAGAAAACCCTAGAGACCGAAAAATTGGCGGGGATTTTTTGCCCCGTTTCAGGGAATCAAAAGTCGAATTTCGTTTTGGTCAATGTATCTCAATGTTTAGGAAGGGAACTCTTGGGTGTCGGTGATACCTATACTCATGATGTCCCCTGTGATGATTGCCATGCTTTCTATGAGGATGGTAATGATATGATCCATCTCCATGCCAATGATAGTGGCGATGTCTCGGAGGGTGATGGTAATGTTTTTCAATATACAAATCTTGATATGCTCTTCGATTTGACCTATCACCAATGCTTTCATGGTGTGCTAGTGCAGGTGAAGCACTAGCGATAAGCATTAGAGTAGAAAGTATAGCAACTCTCATCAATCATCCTCAGCAAGTTTAGCGAAGTAAGACAGAGTGTCATCTTCGTCAGCAACAGGAGAGGCAGCGACTGCTTTTTGGCGGAAGTCAGAAACTTCTTTGCCCCAGTTTTCTACTGGTTCAGGTTTGGCAAACACTTCCTCTTCATCCTCACGAATGGTAGGAGCAGATGCAGTCGAAGTCTTACCGAGAACCAGACTCAAGCGTGCTTGTAGTTGCTCGTAGGACTTGAAGTTCTTAGTGGCTTCAAACTCTGCAAGGGAGTATCCTTCATTCCAGATACCTTCCAGTTTGTCATCATCAAAGTTACCAAGAGTGCTAGGTGCAGCAAACTCAGACTTGTCATAGTTCCAGTAACCTTCGACCTTACGAATCTTCAGTTTGAAGTCAGCACCTTTCCAGAAGTTGAAAGGATCGATAGGAGATTCATCAACGAATGCAGGTTGCATTGCTTCAGTCAGTTTGTCAAAGATTTTCTTGCCAAACTTATAAAGGAATACACGACCTTCGTTCTCAGGATGAGCAGGATCACTCACAACATAGATGTTGGAGTAGTAAGAGAGTTTACGTTTCTGAGCACGAGCGATCTCTTTATCGCTATCACGACCACTGTTCCACAGTTGGCGATTCATTTCACCGATAGGATCATCCTTACCAAGAGTGGTGAGTGAGTTCTCGATGTACCATTGTCCACCAGGACCTTTGAATGCGTGACTCCAGACCTTTGCCCAAGGCATCTCTTCTCCATCAGGAGCAGGCAGGAATCGGATAACAGCATAACCATTGCCAGACTTATCCATTTCTGGTTTCCAGAAACGTTCGTCAGCAGAAGAACCAGCAGCAGGCTGATTCAGTTTTTCAATCTCTCGTGTCAGTTTAGCAAAGGTGTCTCCCTTGCTGGACGCTTTTTTGAGACTTGCGAAAGACATTTAGTATTCTCCGTATTGAATGTGTGTAGTTGTATTGTTTGCTACTGGGTTATCGTAGCATACTATATATCAGGTGTCAAGTTCCCTCTGTGCCGCTTGTTCAAGTGTCTCGAACATGGCATCCATGCATTCCCCAAGGTCACGATACCCAAACGCTTGAGACAGTGCATTAATCCTGGTCTTCATGTCTGATGCTTCAGGATCTTCTGATGAAGCAAGACATAATCGACCATAGAAATTCTTCTGCTTGTCGATAAGGACTTTGCAATCTTCAATATGGTCTAATCGTTCTTCTCTATCCATCTTTCCTAGTTGGGAAGTCATAGATGCAACTTCCTGATAAGTTTCAAAGATGTCTTGTAAATTTGTTTGTACTTGTTCCGATTTAAAAAAACTCATAGTTTCGTTCTAATGACTGACAATATTTCTACTCTGTATTTGCTGCAATCAACTTTTAAAAATGGTTGATACTTCAGTACTCTTCTACGAGTCTCTTTCCAAATAGGATCCTTTAGTTTTTTATCAAATGCTTTGACATATCCTAGGCAAGTTTCAAATACAACGAGTGTTTCTAGTGTTATCTCCCCTGAAAGATAATGTTTAAGGAGTGGAGGGTGACTACCTTCTTTTACTTCAAAGATCTTATCAAACTTATCTTGATACGGGGATTCAAAATATGTTAGTAGAAGATGCACATCCTGTTTAAATTTATACGAGAACGACTCCTGATTAATTCTCCACCTTTCGTAGTTACCGTCATTAAATGATCTGATATATCCTTTAGGATTATCCATAAAATTAGCGACAAAGTAATCTAGGATTTTACTCCTGTCATACTTTGTCGCTAGTTTTTTAAAGAAATAGCGGTCGCGACGTTCTTCAAATGATTTCTCAGAGGCAGAAACTTTGCCTTTATACTTTATAAAATCATATGAGTCTTTGGTGAAGTGCATTTTTAATGCAAGATACATTTGATACACTTCAAATCCAGTCACAGTGGCAATACTCCTTTAGATCGTTTCTTCATATAGTTTAAACGTTCTGCTTCATGTCGCAGACGTTCTTTGAGGGGTTTAGACATCAACTTAGGGACGGTCTCTATTTCAATTTCATTCTCTTGGCAGTAAGTTACTACTGCTTCAATGTATGAAATCAAACCATCACTCCTTTTAACTAACCTCTCAATTTCTTGAGAGAATTTGATAGGAGTAAGAAACTTATCGTCTCCTTGGTCTTTAGGCATAAGTTCTTCCCCTAACAAATTCTTCAATGTAGGACTTGAGTAATTGTAAATAGTCATCAAGATTGTACTTCTCAAACACTTGAATAGTTCCTTCTTCGGTGGCGATAAGTGTGACAATTTTCTTTACCTCTAAACCAGATCTTTCTAGGAACATTGCTGCGTATGCAGTCTCTTGAACAAAATAGTTCTCGATGTAGGATTCCTTTTTTTCTTTAGTTGAAGTTTTAAAATCGATTACTGCCAACTCACCATCGAATTCAGCAATGCAGTCAACTCGACCCGCTAAACCTAAGTAATGCGAATACAAAAATGTCTCTAGACAATGGATATTGTCTATTCGATCTAGCGTAGACTTTGCTGATTGAAACATTCTAACAGACAATGGGTTATTTGTCATGTATTGTTCCAAATTTAATACACCTTTGATATAATCTTCGGTGATGCTATGAAAGGCAGTGCCTCTCTGTGTTGCTCTAGCGGTAATACGATTCGCTTCAGTTTCACCAATTTTCTTGCGCCATTTTTTAAAAAAGTCTGCGCTCTTATACGATGTGATTGAAGTAACACTCGGATAGTATTTATCAGCACCAGGGATGGGATAAAATCTAACTCCATTATCATTCACAGCTTCGACCTCAACATGTTCGTTGAGTTCGACATCAATAAAATTAAACATTAGAAACCAAGATTGTATTTTGTAAGTAGATATGACTTAACTAAACCCGAGCGAACGATATCATCAATACCAAACTCAACGCAAGTAAACTCACGCATCTGCTGAAGGATGTTAATGAAATCTGATACTCCATTCTTTTCGTTACTCTTAACCAAATCAGATTGAGTAATGTCACCACAGAACATGATCTTAGAATCTTCACCAACACGGGTAATCATTGAATCTAATTCATGAAAGTTAAGATTCGAGAACTCATCGACAATAACAATGGCATTGTCAAGAGTAACTCCACGGATAAAAGAAGTAGACCAAAATGAAATAGTCTCTTGCGCTCGGAGGTTGTCATAAAGCATATCAAAGGAATTGTCATCAGGCATACTAAACATATACCTCACCATATTTTTGTATGGAATTTGGTACAATGCTGACTTATCTTCATGGTCTCCAGGAAGGAAACCAATCTCTCTTGTAGGTACAAGAGACCTCACAATGTATATCTTATCATACGGTGTGTTTTCGTCAAGTACTTCCTGTAAAGCAAGATAGAGGGTGATAAATGTCTTACCTGTACCAGCAGCACCATGTAGCAGCATGTGCTGCCCTTCATTATACTGCTCAAACACGGTCTCCTGATTTGGAGTCAATGGTTTAATAGGAACCATGTAACTCTTATCAAGAGGTTTTTTCCTTTTGATTTGCTTTGCACTCATGTTGGAACCAACAGGGTTGCTAGTGGTGTTTCTCTTTCTTGCTCTTGCCATATCAAGTAAATCTACTGAGGTTTGATCGAGGGTGTGCTGCTTGGACTTTGGACATTACTTCCTTGAATCCATCAGACTGTTTAGGATTCCCGTATGTTGTTCCTGCGACACCAGCGTGCCAATCTTTGTCCCAATCAGGATTATCAATTTTCCATTGCTCGTATTCGGCAACGGTGCAGCGAAACTCTTGTTTTTCGCCAGTGACCTTATTTAGTACATTGTATAAAGGCATTATTGCTCCTTCTTGAATTGTTTACGACATAATTTAACTTCTTTGAGTTCATCCTTAATCAACTGATAGGCATCTTCAGGTGATATCTTTCGTGCCATTTCCATAGCAGTGATGATTTCAACTCTTGTTCCGAAGTGCTTGAGTGCTTCTTCAAAACAATTTAACTCTTCATACATCAATCAATCCTCAGAGCAGGTTGGATGCAGTTGCAATCATCTAGTTGCTCAGGGCATCCGCAATCACCCTCAGGACACCACTCAAGCGCCTCAGAGATGACTGGGAACTGACAGATGAAATGCTGCTTCGCAAGTTCTGCAATGTCCATGTGCTCCTTCTGGGTGCCATTGGAGGACCTCAGAGAGATGTAATGGATCCAATTTCTGAGATTGCCCGTCATGTACATTTTTGTGCCTACGCATAAAGGAAGCACATTTCTTGCACATTCCTTTGCAATACCAGAGTCCAGCATATCTTGATACAAATTCATCGACTCCTTGAAGT